CACCAGAAGCCGCGGTCGTTGTCGATCTTTGCGATCAGCCCCGCGACCCTGGCGGACGCAGGCTCGGCCACCACGGCGCCGGCGGCGTCATAGATCGTGACCCAGGGGTCGACCGCATAGACCCGGGGCGAGCCCCAGTCGCCGAGATAGGTGACGGCATCGGCATCGGTGGTATTGGGGCCATCCGCCACGATCACCGCGCGCAGGCGCTCGGCGATACCCAGCAGCTCGGCCACCACCGGGTTGGCGGCTTCGGTCGGGCGCTGATGCGTCCAGCCGGGCGCGCACAGGATGCGCGGCGCAAAGCCCAGCACGCTTTCGGCGCCCAGCAGCGCGTGCGCGCCCTCGTATTGGCCCGTGGTGGCATTGACCCCACCCACGACGTTGACCAGCGTCGCGGCATCGTCCGCGCCAGCCTCGACGCGTACCACCACCACGACCGCCCCGATCTGATCGAGAATGCCGTCGAGCGCCGACGGCAGGCTGCCCGCGCGGTTTCCGACAGTGTCCAGCCTGGCCGCCTCGGCGCGGCTGCCCGCCACCAGGACCGGCGTGTTCAGGGGATAGGCCGTGGGGTCGGCGTCAGGCGCGGTGCCGACGATGCCGATCACGCCCGACCGGACGGTGCGGATCGGGCGCGGCCCCGTGTCGATTTCGAGGATCTCGACGCCGTGCAGGAAAGTCTCGGGCATGTGGGCCTCGCGTCGCGGTCAGTGTCGGGCCGATCCTGCCCCGCGGCCAGGCGCGCATCCTCTGGCGCGATTTCCGCGCGCTGTTCCGGGATCTGTGCTGCCGCGCCTCGCTTCAGGTGATGCCGAAGATCGCGTCGAGCTGTTCCGGGCTCGCATCGGCCGCGTTTGCCAACGCCAGCACGAAGTCGTGCATCCGCTCGACCCGCGCCGACAGGTAAATGCGCCGCCGCGCTGCACCTCGCTCGGCCTCTGGCCGGGCAGCGACCAGATCGGAGACGAATTGCGGGCCGGTGCGGGCGATGAATTCGTCGGCTTCTGCATCCGTGATGAGGTCGGCCGCGACAACGGCGTCGAGGAAGTCCGGCATCGCCATCGAGGCCCGCAAGCGCCGCGCCTCGAGCGCCTCTTCCGCTGTGGGCGGCGTGGGCATTTCCGCCACCGGGAAACCGCCTGTACCGGCCACGATCCGTGCGCCGCCAGCCTGTGCGTCCATGAGCGCGCGATGCTGGGCCACGCTGATCTCGACCGCGTCGGCCGGGATCGCGTCGCCGTGGATTTCAGCCAGGTAGAACCCGCCGGTGGATTCGGAATAAAGCATCGTCAGTACCCCACGGACAGATAGCGTGCCGTCATGTCGACCGAGGTCGACCAGTCCGACCTCCAACTGAACCCGGTCAGCGATAGCGCGGTGACCGCTGCGCCCTCGGTCGTGCCCGGGCCGGTGATCTGCCCGCGGGTGGCGCCGAGAATGGTCTGCAGATGCGCGGTGGGGAACGCGAGCGGCAGCGTGACGGTGCCGGTGATCCCGTTGGCGGTGTCGATCATCGGGAAGCTGCCCCATTGCAGGATCAGGCCCGACGGCAGGCGCTGATAGCCGTCTGCGGCCAGCAGCGCGGGCGCGTCCGCATCGACCCAGATCGTGCCGTCGCCCAGCGCGGCAACCAGCGCGTCGACCCGCTCCTTGAGCCAGCGCGTGCGCTTGGCGAGGTGCCAGTGCGGGATGTTGTCCATCCCCGCGCCCGTCGCCTCGTTGGGCTCGCCGCCGAGGACCGGGTCCTCCTCCTCGAGCTGGTAGACGTCGACCCATTCGGGCGAGTCGAGCAAGATGGCCATCAGACGATTCCCCTCGTGTATGTGCCGTCCCTCGGCGCCGCACCGTCGTAAAGCAGCGCCGCCTCGCGGAAATCGATCGCCGCCAGATGGCATCGCGCCGGAGCGGAGGCCTCGATGATCCGTCGCGCGGTCACGGATTGCAGGATCGACAGCGGGCGCGCCATGACGACGCGGTATTCGGCCCAATGCGCCGGACTGCTCCGGTCGGACGTGCCGTCGCGCGCGAGCGCGCCATCGTACCTTTTGGGGCTGTCGCGCTCGATCAGCCGGGCATCGCCCAGGCCGGCCGCGGCCAGCGCGGCGACGACGGCTCCCCTTGTGCCCTTGCGCCGATGCACCTCGACGCTGGCGGCGATCACCGCGCGCTGGCGCGCCTCGCTCCAGCGCTCGTCCCAGATGTCGACCGAGAACGCCCAGGCGAGCCACGGCAAAAGCGGCGCTGGGCATGTCGTGGCATTCCACAGGCTGTCGGCAGACGTGTCGAGCGTGAGCGCGGTCGCCTGTTCCAGCGCCGCCTCCGCGGGCGTCGCGTTGGCCGGCAGCATGCGCGCCACGTCACTCATCGATGCCCCCGTCGGTCAGCACGATTGCCGTGCACCAGGACGCCTCGCCCGGCCCGATGCCGAGCGTCGCGGCGGGCGACGTCAGCTCGACCCGCTGCACACCGGCACAGTGCAACGCGGCGTAGACGCCGGACAGGGTCACGTCCCGCCCCAGACGGTGCTGCGCCTCGGCATAGGCCTCGCCCGCGGTCTGGGCAGCGGCCATCACCTCGCCCTTGTCGGGCCCGGAATAGAAGACCAGCGTGGCCTCGATCGTATAGGCGGCGACGGTCGGGGCCTGGACGCTCACCGTGTCGCAAAGAGGGCGCACGTCGTCGGCCGACAGCGCGGCCTCGACGGCATCCAGCACTTCCTGCGCAGGCGTGCCGTCGCCGCTGCGCGACAATACCGTGACCAGCACCTCGCCCGGATTGGGAGACTGCACGCTGGCGTCCAGCACGTCGCCATGCGCGCCCAGCGCGTGGAAAAGGTAGGCCCCCACAGGGCCTGCCGTTGAAAATCCCTCCAGCGCAAGCTGCGTCCGGCGCCGGAGAGCGGCGTCGCTTTCCAGCGTGGGCTCGATCGGGGGCAGCGCGTCCGGGTCGCCCGGATCGACGACCAGGCGCTCGACGCCGAAAATCGCGGCCAGCTGGTCGAGATCGGCGCCGCTCGCGGTCGCCAGCATCACGGCGCGGGCGGCGTCGTTGATGCGTTGGCGCAGGATCGTTTCGCGCCAGGCGCAGACCTCGAGGAGCTTGTAGGCTGGATCGCTCTCGACCAGCGCATCGAAGGCGGGATAGCGGCCCCGAAGATCGGCCAGCATCGCGGCGAGAACGGCCTCGTAGTCGAGGTTCTCGATCACCGAGGGCGGCGGCAGTTGCGACAGGTCGATCTGGGTAAAGGCGCCGGGCATGCGCGGATGATGCAAATCGCGCGCGGGCGCATCCTCTGGCGCGATTTCCCGCCCTATTCGGGCTCGTCTGTCTGCGCGACGCCGGAAGCGACCCCGCCATGCACATGAGTCGCGCCGACATTGATGCCGTTGTGAATCAGCTCGCCGCCCTCGATCGCGACGCCGGACGGCGAGATGGTGACCGTACTTCCGCCCAGCGCCAGCACCAGCGCACCCTCGGAAATGCTGATCGAGGCCGGCCCCAGCGCGATACGACACTCGGCGCCGTCGCTGCTGGGCGCGGCGTTGGCGGCCGAAAACAGGCTGCCGACGATCACACCCGCCGCCGTCTCACCCCCCGGAGCGAGGATTGCCACCTGTTCGCCCACCACCGGCGGCGCCCAGACGCGGATGCCGCCGGCGGCCATCGCGCACCAGGGCAGCCAGTCGCTGACCGCCTCGCCGCCGAAATGGACGCGCGCCCGGGCCGATCCGGCGTCGACCTCGGCGACAGTGGCGATGCGGATCAGGCCCGCCAGGCGCCGATCGACCTCGCCCGCGACCCAGCTCATGCCAGCACCTCGTAATCGCCCTCATGGTCCGGGCCGATATCCGGGGCCCAGGACAGGCGGACATCGGTCGGAATCGCGCCGTCGTTGATCCACTGGGTCTCGCCCAGATGCACGATCTGCGTCCATTCGACCGACCAGACGACCCATTGCTCTGCCGCCGGGTCGAATTCGTCCGGGCCGATGACAGTCACCTGGGCCGGGCCCACCGGCAGACCCCACCGCTGCAATCGCGTGAACGCGCCCAGCGCGCAGGCAAGCTTGCGGACCTCCCGTTCGGCCTCGGGCGTCCGGAATCCGATGATCACCCTGGCGACCCAGCGCGATCGCATGGCCAGCTGCCCGGTGCCGGGATCCTCGTCGGGGGCCGCCACCAGGTCTTCCAGCTCGACCAGCACCGCCGGCAGAGGCAGGTTCTCCCGATTGGTGCGATAATCGTCGGTCGTGGCCACATCCGGAAACTGCGCGGAAATGGTATCGATGATC